GCGGTTCTGCTCTACTGCACGTTTACAAGGCTCGGTCTGTAGCATACATATGTCAATCCCATAGAGCCTTTGCTTATCTTGACAATGGTCTATGATGTATTCTTTATCTAACCCCATCGCTACTCCTTTCTCCGTATGAGCAGAAGTCATCGGCTTTTGTGTCTATGCTTGTATCGTAATCACCACGATACGGAATGCCCCAACACTCACCGCTGTGCCAATATCTGCACTCACGGCAACGTACTATGTCGATGCTTGGTGCTTCATTGATGCGGTAAAAGACCATCTTTTCTTGCAAGCCGTCATCTTCAATATCCATCTTTGTTTCTGCTATCAACGCATCTGCATTTATCCACCTACTCATCGTCTGCTCCTTTTCTCCAATCTTTAAAATTTATGCAGATGCGGTACTTGTTCCAATGCTCGATATAGGTGATGTCGAATAAGTAGCCACTGCACATAGTGCCATTAGATATGTGTTCAGTCGGGTCTTGTAAACATACTTCCGCATCCATTGGCTCATCAAGTAACCTCTCGATTAGCTCCTTAACCGTCATCGTCTGCTCCTTTCATCAGAATCTGCCTAACGATTTCCCCATTAGCGTCTGATAACGCTCCGTACTCTTGTATGTATGTCTGTAACAGTAAGGCTTGTATATCCTTATTAGGTGCTTTTCTCAAAGCGGCAATCAGCATTTCTTCCATCGTCTGCTCCTTTCATCTGCGCTCCGCATTCAGGACAAAACCGCAGTGTTCTGTTTGTAGGTATTATTGGTTCGCCCCTATGCATAGGTACATACCCACAATGAGAGCATTTATATTGGCATCGGTAAATGCCATAAATTCGCCCTTTGTATTCTTCCTCTATCCACTCCCCTTGCGGTCTGTCTGCCACCTCTACCGCTGTCGCAAAGTTCGGCATACCCTTGCTATTCATCTGCACTTTGTACAGCTTTTCCATCGCCCTTCTCCTTCCACTTCCTGTATATCTCCTCTGCTCTCTCGTCTGCTTCGTGTGCCATGACCATTAATGCGTAGCAGGTCACAAGCAGTATGCAGACAACCATCAGCAAAACAAATATGATCCATCTCATAGCTCACTCCTTATATGGCTTTGGCAGATAACACCAAGCCTTGTGCGGTCTGTATCTGCCCCTGTTGTTGTTCGGTCTTGCAAGGCATAAGCCCCATGCACCACCGAAGAAACGGTCTATTCTTACTTTTCCATTAGCTGTTGTGACAAGGTATATGCCTTCACGTTCTGGTAGAAACTTGTCGCAAGGTATCCATGTGTCTTTCATTTCCCGTCCTTTCCGCAAGCAGGTATGGGGCTTTGTTGTGTCCTTATAAAGTTGCCCCACACCCGTTGCTGTCTCCTAAAACAGTCTTGCTACCTTCAGCATTTCTGCACGGTCTGTGACTGCGTTGACAGGAACCTTGCCACATATCACTTCAGCTACGCAGTGCAGTATCTTTTCTTCAGCGAAGCCGGTGATGTCCAATATCAATATCTGACCTATGATGTCTGACAGCACTGCATATTCCTCACCCTTTGCACTTCTGTAGTATCTGAAGTCCTTGAAGTCATTTTTAGCCTTTAGGCACTCTTTTAAGTTGCCAATATAGGCTTCTGTGCTTACGATCTTCTTCATTTGCTTCGTGTCTCCTTTCGTATTCCTCTGGCGGTAGTATCACGGTTTTGTCCTTATCCTTTGTGCGCACCCAATCTCTGCAAGTCTTTGGCTTGTAGAATGGGCAGTCAGCGTTGCAGACCTTCGCAGGAACCGCCAATACTGTGCATTGTCCTGCGATGTCTGCGAAGCATTTATCGTAGCAGTTATCTAGCTCTATCATTTAGTCTGCCACCTCTTGTTCTTGGCATAACCCACGATGTAGGCGTATGCGCTCACCTTTATTTGCAGGTGCTTGGCATTGACTTCTGCCTGTACCTGCTCGATTAGATCATGTGCGTTCTCATAGCGTTCATACAGCTTGTGTATTTCATCAGCCGTTAATAAATCCGTCATGTCGCATACAACATTAGTCTTATCTATACTAGTCTTATCTAGTCTACGGCTACCATTGGTATACCGTTGGTTGTCATCTGGTATACCAAGCGTATATGCCCTGTTATCTTTTTCGTAAAGCATAGCCATTTCGTCTGCATATACGGTAGGCGTGTATCTGTCAGTTCTGATGAAGTTGTTGATTTTCCAATGCTTGATAACTACTACACCGCTTTCAAAGGCGATGACGAAGTGCTTTGCTATCAGAAGCTTTAGATCATCGTCATTTGCTCCGATCACTCTTTGTACCCTTTTCGGGCTGTTCACGAAGCCATCATCATCTGCTGACATTCCCAGATGAAAGTACAGTGCTTGTGCTGACAGGGGCATATCCAGAAAGCTGTCTGACTCGGTTATCTGCTGTGAGAACATCCTTCTTTTAGCCATTTGTTCCCCATTCCCTTGCGATCTGATTTTCTACTACACGCAGTTCAAGCTTGACTACGTTGATGTGTTCTTGGTTTGCTTCGTACATGACTTTCGCCATGTCTCTTTCAAACAGTGCGTCTGACACTTCTGGCTGTCCCTTGATCGTCAGCCCTATCTCTGTGATGGTACAGCCTTGACTCTTCATCACAAGGACAGCCTGTGCCTTCTTCACTTGGTAGGCGTTTTCTTTCTTCGCCAATGCTTCACCGTTCATTCGTAACCTTTTCATGCTTGCGTGAAGGTCACTCTTCAGCCGGTTCATTTCTCCCATTAAGTCCTGCATTCGTGTCTCCTTCTGTAAGGCTCTTACTTTAGATTTAAGCTATGTTTAACTTTAAGGTAACAAGTAGGGCATTAAAAATAATTTCTGCCGAATACGGCTAAAAAATCAGCTTCTGGATAGTGGTCTATGAAGGCTCTCTGCCCTACTCGTTTCATCTTCAAGTCTAGCTCCCTGTTCTGATGTACACCTGTCTTACCTCTATGGTGTTCATAGCATAATCCTATCACAAGTCCGTATCTGTCAGACAATTTTCTGTTAGGATTGCCGAAGAAAATGTGGTGGATCTCCGTGCCGTATCTGCCACAGACATAACAGCAGTCTGTGCCTTCCTGTATGATGCTAGAATGGGCAGTCTTCGTCCATCGTTGAGAAGTTGCCTTCGGTCAGCATACTCATGACATCTTCTGCCGTTACTCTTGGGTCGTGGCTCTGCTTCGGCTCTGCTTCGGCTTTTCCAAGGAATTCCACTCTGTCTGCTACCACATCGGTAGTGTATACGGTATCACCTCTTTTGCCTTTGTATGATCCTGTCTGAATCCTGCCCATGACAGCACACTGTCTGCCCTTGCGCAGGTACCTGTCACAGCTTTCTGCCTGTTTGCCCCACACAGTTATTCTGATGAAGTCAGCACCATTGTCTTCGCCCTGTCTCTTCGGTCTGTCTACCGCAAGGGTGAACCTTGTCACCGCTGTCTGTGTGTTAGGCGTGAAAGACATCTCTGGGTCTTTCGCTAGTCTGCCGATGAGTATTACGCTATTCATGCTTTGTTCCTACCTTTCTGCGGTCTGTTGACCATACTATTGTTCCGTTCATCGCAAGGCTCAATGTCTGTATCTTGCCTTTGACGGTCTTGATCTCTGACACATAGATGCCGTTCAGTTCATACTTGTTGACCATCTTGTACCTGCCTTTGTTGTAGGGGTCTGGTTCCGTCTTCACTTGCAGGAAGATGAACGGTGAAGAATACAGTTCTATGCCGATGCCCCATCTGAATCCTGCCCTTTTGAAAGCGTCAGATGCTTCACCCTTTTCCTTTTCGGTCTGCGACTCTGTACCGCAGTCTTCCTTCCATACCCATTCCTTCTTGTCGGGATCATAGACACCGATAGAGCAGAACAGGTTACCTTTGTGTTCCGAATATCTGCACTGCCAATTCGTCTGCCCGAAGGTTTCATCAAGCATCTGCCTGTCCACTCTTGCGTTCTTGTACAGAAGCATGGTGACACCCTTCTGACCGACTGTGCCGATACGCACTTCTATTTCGTCTGCTTTTAACGACCTCATGTAATACGCTCCTTTCGTTTCTGTCGCTCTCGTTACGTTCTTAAGTTCGTTCTTCAGCTTTTAATCCATTAGTGTTGGGGGATTTGTTGCCTATGCCTTTTCTGTTCGGATTTTTCCCACTTCTGAAGTAGTACAGTGGGCAGTCCTTGACAGGGCATTTTCTCACTTCGTCTGCACTACCGCAGGAACAGTCAAGGCATTTGAGTCTGATAGCTTTCAGCGGTGTTAGGTTCATTCTCCATACCTCGTTTTCAGTGCTTCATACAGTTCCTTTGCTTCTGCGTCTGTCATCGTGATACCTCTCTTCGGTGAATCGTGGTACTCGTCCCACTCTCTGATATCGACCTTTGCCGGTCTGCCGTTCCATGACACAAGGTTCACTTCTCTTCTTCCTGCCTTGCCGATATGCCCTACGATTTCAAATGTGATCTCTTCTTTTCTGAATCCGTCTGTCATTCTTTTACTTCCTTTCCGCACAGCCAATATTGTTTTCCTTCTTCCATGTTCTTGCAGGTCTGATCGTAGCCAGAAGGCTCGTCATTAACCTTGCACCACCCTACTACACCAAAGTATCTTTCATCGGGCTGATAGTGTTTGCAGAATCTGCATATCGAATCTTTGTTCATATTCTATCTCCCGACCTGTCCGATAAAGCGTACTCGATGAAGTCCACCTGTGCGTCCATGCGCACTTCTTCTTTTGCCTTTGAACCTCTTAGGCTTTCGTCTGTCTGCTGAATCTTGCGTCTGACTCTGCCAAGGCTTTCCTGTGATGGCAGGTCTTTGTTACGCATGACCTCAGATACCGGTGACCACGGATTGATGCCGAATACATTCACCCATACATCAAGGGTCAGTATCCTGTCATCGTCCCTTGCCTTTGGGTCATTCGTAAGAACAGCCCTTACCATGTCTTCCAATGTGTCTAGTCTTCCCATTCTTCTTCCTCTCTTTCTGCTATGTCTTCGCTTCCACAGCATGGGCATACCTGCATAGTGAAGTAGTGTCTGTCAGAAAACAGTGAGCTTACACCGTAGTAGTTTTCATAGCTTTCCATCTGTTCTTCTGGTTCATCGAATTCTGCATTGCAGTTGTCACATATCCACATGGCTAGCCACCAAAGCAGAACATCAAGAAAATGATTCCTGCCCACGATCCCCACGCTATGATGCCTTCGATGATGTCTCTTCTATCCATATTTCGACTCCTTTCTGGTCAGCCAATAACTCGGCTAATACTTCAAGTATCATGTCTCTCATACTTTAAGTTCACACTTACGGCATACGAATATCGTCTGACCACTTGATCTTAAGCACCTGCTCGATCTTGGCTATATCGTCTGCCGAAGGCTGTGTTTCTCCCTTCTCCCATCTATTGACTGTGGCACGATCTCTCTTTACCTTCTTTGCGAAAGCAACCTGTGAAAAGCCCTGTAGCATTCGCCACTGCTTCAATGTGTATCTGACTCTGTACCGCATCTACTCACCGCCTAACTCTGTGTTCTCGGTGTCAAGTCTCTGACCGCATACCTTGCAGAATCCGTCCGTAGCATTCACACCGCTGTCGCAGATTGGACATTTGAAGGAAGTGTATGACTTGCCTTCATAATCCCATATCGACTTTCTGATAGGTCTTGCCGTATCTCTTTCGATAAGGCTGTTGATCCTAGTTACTTTTTCTACAGACAGTGTGATGTCTATTTTGCCCTTTATCAGTTCCATATATTTCTCCTTTCTGCTCTGTGGGCTTGCAACCACCATTGGCTACATTACTGCCCCGAAGGGCATTGCTCTGTATTAGCGATTTGACCATTGTAGGCAGTATGGGTATTTCTCTGCATCAAGTCCACCCAGATGTACTGCGAATTCATAGCCTCTGAATGTAGGTGACTTGCGCCCACTCTGTGTGTACCTGTAGGTCAGATATCCACCATGCTCCTTCTGATACGCTTTAGCTTCTTCCTTGGTCTTGAATCCTCTGAATTCCGTCATGTCTCTGCTCCTTTCTAGAAATGTCTCCATCTTCTGACCGCTCTGATAACCTCTTCTGCCGTGTTCGGTCTGATAAGCTGTGTCACTCCGTATGCTCTCGATTTGTCTTCAAGCAGTTCGTAGTCTGCTTCTGTCATTACTGTGTCGGTGTTGTAGTCGTAGTAGATATCTACCCATGTGCGGTAGTTGGTCTGTATGATCCTCTTGCTCTGCTCTGCGACTCTCTCTGCTCCAAAGATTTCCATTATGCCACTCCTTTCCAATTCAGCTTGCACCGGTTCAGTGCTGTCTGTTTCTCGTCCCTGTACTCCTTATGCTCCTTGACGGTGCCTGTAAGGTCTACAGACTCACCGTATTCGTGCTTCAGCCATTCACCATTTTCAAGCCATGTGCCAAGCGATGTGGTAGTCTTCCATATCAGCTTGTTCCCATCAGCGTCCTTGAAGGTATGTATGTACATCGTTTCTGTGCCGTACCCACCGAAGCGATTGACTTCGAAGCTTGCAGTGCTGATGTAGGTAGCCTTGACAGTCATGCGCTTGCCGACTTCGCCAACGTATTGGCTGATAGCCTTCTCTGCCTTGATCCTTGCTTCACGCTCGGCTTCTGCCTTGGCAAATTCTTCCTGCGCCTTTGCGAAGGCTTCACGCTTCGCCTTGTCTTTGGCTTCACGCTTTGCATCAAGCTTGGCTTGATACTCTGGGGTGCGCTCAATCCACTTACGCCACAGCTTGCCTTCACCTGCGCACTTGAAGCAGACACCTGCATACTGTGGGCAACCGTTGATGATGGCACCCCACACATATGTGCCTGTGCCACCGCACCTGTCGCATGGCACATAGCCTTCGTAGTGCTTACTGCCGTTACGATCTATCTTGATAAGTTTCGGTTCCATAGTGTCACTCCTTGTCAGTTCTGCAAGACCCCTTTCGGGGTTTCGGCTATCTCTCAAAGTATCTGAGGTAGTTCATGTCATCGAACCTTGCGCCCATGATCGCTTCGGGATCATCGAAGTCATCATATTCGATCTCTGCATAGGTGGAAGGTATCTGATAGTCATAATCGTCTTCCACGAACGCATCTGCGTTTTCTAGCATTGCGTTGAATACATCTTCATCGATCTTGCCTTCTGCGAGCAACTTCTGTGCTGTGTCAAAGTATGTGTCCCTTTTCATGTCTGACTCCTTATCAGTAAACTTAAAGTTACATTTTACATAGTTATACTATCACTTTAAGTTTACTTGTTCAACAAAATGTTGCATGAAAGTAGCATAATGATGTACTTTAAGTAGTACAAGAACACACAGAAAGGGGATACGACCATGAAGACTTCACAAGAAATATTCAGTCTTAATCTCACTAACTTGCTGATAGCAAAGAACAAGACACAGGCACAGCTTGCCAAGTATCTTGGCACCACACCTACCACAGTCAGTAAGTGGGTGAACGGTAAAGCAATGCCTAGGGCAAAGATGCTTGACAGTATTTGCCGTTTCTTGGTCTGCACACAGGAAGACCTTATGACAGACCACAGTAAGCCGGTTCCGATGCTACCGCAGGACATCATAGCCGAAGAGATAGAGAACGATCCTAAACTAATGCGGATCATGTTCTTATGCATCAAGATGACTGAAGAAGAAAAAGACAAGCTCATAGAAAGGTTATCAAGAAAATGAAGGTCTTTATTTATGAAAGAGTATCAAGCGAAGAACAGGCGAAGCACGGCTATTCACTCGATGCACAGCACGATGCCTTGATAGACTTCTGCCAGAAGCACAACCATGTCATTCTGGGTGAATATCGTGACGAAGGCATCAGCGCACGAAAGCCATACACGAAACGCCCTGCCATGCTTCAATTATTGCAAGATGTCGAAACAATCAAGCCCGACATGATCCTGTTCACCAAGCTTGACCGTTGGTTCCGAAACATCAAGGAATACTACAAAGTGCAGGACATATTGGACAGGAACAAGGTAGATTGGAAAGCGATCAATGAGGAATACGATACTAGCACAGCTTCTGGAAGACTCTATGTGAACATCAAGCTGTCCATAGCCCAAGACGAAGCTGACAGGACTAGCGAAAGAATCAAGGACATACAGGCACAACAGGTAGCGCAGGGCAAAGTACTTGGTGGTTCCGTTCCGTTAGGCTATGCCATCAAGGACAAGCGTGTGGTGTTCGGTGACAATATCCACATCACCAAAGATGCCATAGATCACTACCTGCTTCATCAGTCTGCCCATGCCACGACACGGTATATCAATGACAAATACGGTCTGAACATGACGCACACCCATTTGATTAGACTCTTCCGTTCACCTATCTTAAAAGGCGAATATCGGACAAATACGGCATACTGTGAACCACTTATATCATCAGAGAAGTGGGACAAGCTACAGGACACGATACAGAACAACATCAAGCATTCATCAAGAAAGCGCACCTACCTTTTCACAGGTCTTATCAAATGCCCTGTATGCGGTAAACGGTTAGGCGGTAGCTATGACGGTGAAAGAAAGTACTACAGATGCCCACAGCACCTTTATGGTACTTGCAACATGAAACACATCGTCAATGAAAGAAAAGTCGAAGAATGGCTTGTTGAGAACGTAGAAGAAGACTTCAGAGTTAATGTGACAATGAAACCGAAGCAGAAGACAGAAGACCCGAAAAAGTATAAGGATCGTCTGCGCAGACTCAACGATATGTACCTCATGGGCAACATCACTCAGAAGGAGTACAAGGACAAATCGGCAGAGCTTCAGCGAAAAATTGCCGAATTGTCAAAAAAGCCTTCGCTTAAAACGCAAAATTTTGCGTCAAATTGGAAGGCTTTATACTACGAATTAGACGAAGAACACAGGCGTTTATTCTGGCGCAGTCTGATATCCGAAGTGCGTGTAAACCTTGAAGGGCAAGCGTTTCAGATAATGTACTAACTATACGCCACAGTCATGTGGCATATGATTAGTACATGAATCTGTGCAGATGCCTTCAAAATACAAGGTATAATGTATCGACCACATCGCAAAAAATCGCTTAAAACGCAAATAAATAGGTCGGTTTCTGTACCCCTTGCAATTACTGCGTTTCAAGCCACGAAAAATGGCACCTCACGCCTAAACGCAAGGTGCCAAACAGAAAGGAGGTTAGCCCGACTGTCACGGAAGGAAAAGCCTAAAACCTGTGATGGATTCCACACCATTTTTATTCAGTTGTCTTTAGATCAGATGCTTCTTGATACAGCTTCTTGATTTCCCCATTCCCTTCAAGACCTGTGTAGCCGGTGTACAGATTGTCGATTATGCGCCAATCATCTGCGGTTCTGACATCATTGTGAAGCCAATCATGTAGCATTGTATCAAGCTCTCTTTCGCATAAAGCCCGAAGCGCAATCTGCTCTGGGCTTTCCTTCTTTAATGACTTGATTACTTCTTTGACGATCTCTGCTACCACATTGCTCCCTAAGACTATTGCTATCAATTCCACTACTTGTGCGTCCATTACTTCAACCTCACAATCGCTATCACATGGCGGTCACGGCTGTAGGCGTATGCACCCAAGCCCTGCTGTGCGCTGTGATTGTCCCAGATGACAGGCTTGTTGCCGTTCCACTTGCCTGTCAGAATAAAGATATGTGAACCACTACCGACACCACTACCGTCCATGATGATATCCCCTGCCTTTAACTCGCCTTTGAGTTGACTCAGTGCCTTGTTCTTCGGGTAGATCACGGTCATCTTTGAATTGTTCCCATAGACCTTGTTATTCTCATCGTGCCATATATTCTGACCGCTTTGCAGAATGCCGATACGCTGAAGAACACAAGCCACATAGGTAACGCAGGTACCCTTCCTTTTGGACTTCTCGATAGTTGGGTTTTTCTCATACTCATACTTGCTGTTCTTCATCCAATCAGCTTGGGCTTTACACGCTTCAAGCTCTTTTTCTATGATCGTTGGCTCGATGTCCCAATAAGCTCTGTAGCACTTGTCCATGTCTACTTTGCCCTTGATACCATCTACAGAACCGCTTGAAGTGTACTGCCACATACCCATGCGGTCTGATGGCTTGTAGTCCATCGTATCGTTGTACTGAGCGATCCAGAAGGCAGACGCTGAATAGTTCTTGGCAGTATCAGCTAAGTAGTTGTTCCACCAATTCAAATTTGCGTATACGCCACCCCTACCGCCAAGTGCCTTGATCTTGACAAGGAATGCCTGTGCTACCGTATTGGCGCACTTCTCAAGTCCCTTTGCTTCAAGGTCGATGTATAACGGCATATCGGGTGCATACGGCTTACAAGCGTTGTAAAGCCTTGTGGCTTCTGCTTCTGCTTCTGCCTTTGTCTTTGCCCTTGAAAAGATATACGCACCGATGTGAAGACCATTCTCTTTGGCGTTCGCCATATTCTCGGCAAACCTTTTATCAAGGGTGTTGCCATCGGCATATCTGATGATCGCACCCACAATACCGTCTGCCTTGACCTTTGCCCAATCTATCTGGCTCTGCCAATCAGATACATCTATGACCTTGTAGTAGTTTGTTGGCGTGGGATACACCGCCTTATCATGTTCGTTGAGGTATTCCTGCCATGCTCGCATACTGTTTGCTCCGAACACGCCATCACAGGCTACCCCTAGTTTCTTCTGCCATGCCTTGACGGTCTTTTCACCCAGAACACCGTCCTGCGTGGTGCCTACCCACTTCTGGAGCTTCTTTATACATGGTGAACCGCCCCTGCCGTATTCCACAGCCTTCAGTGCAGGGTAGTACTTATTCTGTGCTTTAGACTGACCGCTTATCACACCGTCCTGTATCGCACTGAAAAACCTCTGCATAGCTCTGACAGTACAGGCACCGCCAATACCATCTACATCAAGCTTTGGTGCCTTCTCTGTTACCGACTTGACCGAAGGATTTATGATACAACCTCTGAATTTGTAGGCTGAATTCTGTCCCCATCTGCCGTTTGAATTGTCTCTGCGCACTGTCTTGAAAGCCCACGATGCCCAACCGCTTTCACTTGTTAAGATCGTACCGTCATCATAGACAGCTTCTACTACAGCGACATGACCTGCTCCATCACCACCGCCAAGTGTTGAACCTTTCTGCCATACCATGATGCCACCGGTGACAGGCTTGGAAGATATCTTCAGCCCTTGCCTTTTGGCACTCTCGATAAAGTTCTCAGCGTTGCATACAAGCTGATAATGAAACTTGATTACAGTACCCAAAAGGTTAGGATCATTGATAGCTTCATTGAACCGCCCATTGGCATAGCCCACGCAGTTGCAAAGCACATTTGCACCACTAATTGTAGGGCTACCTGCTACTGCACCATTAAGACCGCCACTGACGGTTCTGATGTAGTATTTGTTATTCTTCGGCTGACTCAAGCGTTTCTTCATAGTCTTCCACCTCTTCATACAGTTCGTTGAAGTCATCGTAGTTGAATGTGTCCTGTATCTTGTCTGCTCTGTAGTTCGATGTGCTTACGCCCAAAAGAGTGCCAAGCAAAAGGGCGACTGCTCCGATAGTAGCCCCGATCTCTACTGTGTAGCTTAAGTCCCATATTTTCCCGATGGTCAGCCAGAAGACCTGCAATGCAGGTAAGGCTATAAGTGCCACATACTTCAGTATGTCATACGTTTGGTTATTCAGCTTCATTCTGCACCTCACCTTCTGATTCTGTTGAATGCTCATAGCTTTTGCTTTCGAGGGTGTCCCCTTCATCTGTCAGCAGAAATGCTGTGTGCCTTGGGAGCTTACTGACCGCACCTGCACTCAGTATTGCGTGATACTTTGATTCAGCAGAATTCTTGTTATCATAGGCATAGCATGGCGTACTCATGTTGCCATCAGCAAAGACCTGTACTTCCATTACGATATATTTCATATGAGTCTCCTTTCACTTAGACCATAAATGTGACATCAGCACCGCAGTATGTACCTTCAGAACGCACCATTACGGTTCCAGAAGAATCGACCTGCAAATACCCAAGATTGTTCCAAGAACCCCCAGTTCCGTGTGCGAATACAAGTGATGGGGGTCTGAAACCGCTTGGCAAGGTCTGTATGTTCGTTGCTGTATTCGCAGTTAATCCCGATACTCCTACATGAACATGAACCACGCTACCAAACTTTTCATAATAGCAACCGCCATAACCTGCATAATTTGCACCACGCAGGGGTGTAAACGATGTTCTTGTATGTCCACCTTGATAATTTGCATTATCTGGAATGGTTACATCACCAGATGCGCCTACAACAAAGGCATTGCTTCTTCCACCATCATAGCCATTGCCGATAATGAACAGGCTAGTGGTGTCAGCGACATTGTACCTGCCTATCGCCATCTGTTCGTTGCCGTTTGCAATCGTGCCGATACCACCTGCAAAAGACCTGTCACCGCTTGCTGTGGTGCTACCGCCTTCTGCGTGTGCGCACTGACCGCTTGCGGTTGTGTAGCCACCTTCTGCGTGTGCGCCTCTTGCACCTGCTGTGGTGTTGTATCCTTCTGTGTGCGCTCCATAACCGTCTACCGTGGTTGTGGTTCTGAATCCTTCTGCGTGTGATACATAACCACTTGCAATGCTCTCATATCCTTCGGCTACAGAGTAGTTTCCTACCGTGCTGTTATCTGGTCTTATTCCAAGTGAAAAGTACGGTGCTACCGTTTCAGTGCCGTTTTCATCAGTACCAAGCCCATAACCGAAATGACCTATGATCCTGTTTGCGTCTTGGTAGACTTGTACACCACCGTCCTTGATCTCGATATGCCGTGAGGACTGTAGACCTACCCTTGTGGTAGTGCCGAAAGTCGCTAGTTCCGATAAGCCATCTCTGACCGCAATGCCGTTTGATCTCGCCAAAAGGTTACCGCCACTTGGGTTGGCTTCAAACTGTGCTTGGGTCTTTTCGGATATGTGCGCACCTGTGTCACTGCCTGTAGACTTGAACCAAAAGTACTGCGCAGTGTTGTCTGCTACCTGCTTTGCTTGGTTTGCAGTAGCCTGTGCATTGTCAGCCTTTGATACCGCTGTGTCTGCTGTGCTTTGTGCATTATCCGCAGATGTCTGTGCGTTGTCTGCTGTGGTCTGCGCTCCGTCTATGTCCGTGTTGATCTTTGCGTCATTTACGACTGTGCTTTCTGCTGTTAGTTTCATAGAATCACCTTTTTCTTTAGTTCATTAAACTCTTTTTTCCCTTTCACTTCCGTTCTTAAGTAGCGCACATAACAGCCCATAATCACATTGTATTTCGCACATAATGTCTTTGCCGTTACGCTTATCACACTTATCACAGACATTTTTAACGATTTGAATTTTAGGGATTGTGCAGACTTCCATATTCAGACCTCACGTTTCAATCCTCTTTTTCTTTGGTTCATTAAATTTCTCTTTCAGCATTTATTCATCATGAGCACAGATAGTAGATTGTTGCATAGCCGTTTCGCGTAGAAGAACCTACATTGAACAATTGTAGCGAGTAGTTTGAGCTACTGTAGTATGCGTTGTTGACAATTATGCCCACGTTTCCAGAACTCACGCCTACAATGCCTCGGACGGTTTTTCCAGAAGGCAAATCAGAATCTATCAACGCTTTCAAATTTGTGTTAGTGTTCCCACCGGCGGCGAGTTCATAATTGAATGTCACATAGCGGATGGTGAAGCTAGTCTTACTATTTAATGCGTCAAGCGCACTCTTTACGCTCTGGCTTGACCCTGCCAAACTTGACCCTGTATAGTTCTCGATTATCTTCTTGGCTACATCACTCACAAGCTGTTTGTACGATACATTGTCCGTTCCCACTACCCTTATATAATCCGATGTGCCAAGGCTCGACTTCTGCCCTAAATTCTGTTCGTATGTATCTGCCATGTTAGTATTCCGTCCTTCCTAAAAGATAATTGCCTGTGCTTATGCACAGTTTGTTCCCTGCGCTAGTCAGCAGGTTTGCAAGCCTTCTTCTTGTCCATGTCACAGTCACAGCGTGTGCATAGTGCAGACTGTTCTGCGACAGCGTTATTGACCGACCATTACCGATGAATTGGTACCCTGTGGTCAGCTTCGCACTCCATTCAAAATCAGTCGGTGTCTGTGACGATATGTCTACACCATTCTGAAGCAGTACTGCTGTGTGTACTACAGAAGATGATGTGTATGTAGTGGCAATGTAAAGCTGATACACATTGCCCAATTCGTCTGTCAGCGTCCCTACTGCGGTCTGAAGTGTACCAAGTTCCGACAGCGTTTCACCAAGTGTCTTCTGTCCGTTCAACGAAATGTTATTACCACCTATGATTATGCGGTTGTTCACAGGATCAAACAGTATGTACGCATCTGAATTGCCGATGACAAAAGGCGTGTCATCGTCAAATGTGATTCCGTCTGCGCTGAAGCTTGCTAGTTCGGTAAGTCCGTCCCTTATGGCTATGCCGTTCGACCTTGCCAAAAGGTTGGCTCCACCGTTCTGTGGGTCAGCCAGAAATGCGTCCTGTGTCTTTTCACTGATATGTGAGCCTGTATCTGTTCCTGTCTCTGTTGTCCAGAAGTGCTGTTCTGTGTCAGATGCTATCTGTAAGGCTGATTCAGAATTCGCACAGGCTGTGGTCAATGCCGAATTGTAGATCGCTGTCGAATAGCCGGTAGTGTTGTTGGTGTAGGTTATCTTTTCCCGTGTCCATATGTACTTGCCTATCGTGTAGGTCAAAGTCTCTGACCAAGAACCACCGCTTAATGATGTAGGCGAAGTGGACAGATAGTACTGTGGCTGTACGTTGGATATCCCTACGCCTGTGTCACCCTTGTCACCTTTATCACCTTTGGCACCTGCACTGCCTTGTTCGCCCTTCTCACCATACGTTCCTGTTATGACAGGTGTGGTGTTCACACTTGTGCCGTTTGCCTTTGTATAGGTGTGATATGTCCACAGGTATTTGTTTGTGGCTGTCATCGACTGCGGTGTGGTTGTCCACCCTGCGGTCTGGATCGTGACACCGCTACTCAAAGGTGTAGCAAGATAGTGAAGCGTGTCAGACGCTATTGAATTGTTAGACTTGGTTAGTGCGCTTTCTGCGGTCTGGTAGACCATTTCCAAGCTGAACAGCGTTATGTAGTCTTCAGCTAATATACTGCCGTTCTTTTCAAGCTTGCAGGTGATGCTTATAGTGGTTTCATTGTCCACATGATATGTGAAGCCGGTGCCTAACAATGTTGCACCGCTGTACCACTTGATAGAAGCGTTTGTAAGTTCGGTGACCTGCACACCGCCATACAGCACCGATGCGGTTAGGATCGTGTCAACTTTGGAATCAATGAAGTATGATCCTGCCGATGAAGACACCGAAACTGAGTACAGGAATTCCCTGTCGCTTGCAAGCTGTGCAAACTGTCCTGCAAGCTCAAGCACCTTGTCAGATATACCGCTAGACTTGATGAGGTATTCGCCAAGCGTTGCTTTTTTCGTGTTCTTGGTAATGGAAGTCTTCAGCTCTAAAATTCTTGCCGACACATAGATAGCACCCTTGTCATCAACAAGGTTTACACGGTCACCTATGCGTGAATCTTCAAGACCTCTTTCTATATCTACCTCATAATTGACCGCAGGTTCCTTATGCTGTCGCAGATAGGACACCGCCCTAGCGCACAATGTGGCTTTGTTATCCGTATCATATGAGTATGTTCCCATGATGTACGAAGTACCCGAAGCCATTCTGCCCCACTGACTTGCTCCGTCCCTTGAATACAGTTTCCCATTCTGCACAAAGATGTCACCGTCATCATAGGCATATCCATCAAGCGTGATAGGGCTGTCTGAGCCTTCTGGTTGTTTGCCGGTCACGATAAGCCCTGTGTACAAGTCTTCTATGGAGTTGACCACACGGAATGAATTTATGTCACGATCTAGCCTTAATTCCTGCCCTATGTCCGTGCCACGCTTCTCCCAGATGCTGATGTACTTGTGTGTTATCGTAAGGCTGTCCACCTCAAACGAATAGGATATCTCGGCATTATCAAACTGCGTAGCCACGGATCTGATACGTTCGGTGACCGTACTTGTGCCTGTCCACTCCAAAGTGCGCTGTTTGTCTGGTATCTCGTTGACTCCAATTTCAAAGTCTGAATCACCAAGAAACTCATTTATGTACCACTCGATGCCATGCGCTTCTGTTGCTTTGAATGCAGGTGCGATCTCATTGATAAGGTCAAGTCCTGCGTCTTCAGCGTAAATAGACACGGCTTTGTCTGCCGTGTCCGTTTCGCTTGTGATTATG